CGTGCCTAAACCTTTCGTTTCTGGTACGAATCAAAATATCTTTTGCAGAACTAGGAGCAACAAGAGTTAAAGCATTAGCTGTTAATCCTTCAATTGCCTTTGCGAAAGAATCAAATAAACGAATACCTCCTACCTGATCAACATTAATAAACCATTTTCCATCTGGATAACTATGACCGTTAACTAATTCAAGTGTTGAACCATCAGCAGTTTCTATTTCTACTTCATCTCCAGTTATCAACGAACCAGAACTATGGTCAACGCTAAATCTTTTTGTTGATGTATTTACGTCATAAGGATCTAACTTCGTCTGCAATGCAGATTGAAGCGTATCTCTTTTAAGGGCTATTTCACCCCATTGACCAAAATAAACACCCATTAATCAACCAGAGTTGTGTTGCCATAAGGAGCACCATTAGCTTCCCAACTAATATCAGCAGAAGCAACTTCTCCTACTGCACTATTCATTGAAACACCTGTAATAAAGACAGAGAATTGAATATCTCGGACATCGCTTGAACCTGTCGTCATTCGCAGCTTTAAAACAACTTGTGTTGATTTGTCGTTTTCACCATCACCTGCTGCACTGCCTGTTTTGATCGCAGTAGTTAAAAGTGTATTTAAGTTTGAATTAGCACCAGAGCCAGGAGTGTCAACGTAATAAAAGAGTCTTGCGCTTCCGCTATAGCTTCTAACACCTGATTCAAGTGTTCTATCGGTATCGCCTAATGAGGTCGTTTCTAATACCGCCATTGAGCTAGAGAAAGACCATGACTGAACTTTTGCTGCTTTTACATCAGCAACATAAAGTTCTCCATCTCTGCCTGAATAAAAACCCACGACCTTAAATTAAAACATTGAGTCTATTCTACGGTGAATCTAGGCAAGCAACAAAACTACAACTAACATTACATCTTCCTGGAAAGACACTTGTTACTGTTGGAGGCCCAGAATATCTCCATTTTAAACCTTTTTCTGTTACACCTGTTCCAGTAGAACCAACAATTTCTTTTGTCAAAAAATTACCTGAACCTGGATCATTTATCCCTAATGCACCATCAGCAGTTGTGAATTTTACGTAATCCCAAACAGAATTAACATCGTCATAATGATCAAGAATCAAGCCTGCTTGTCCATCAGAAATATTTGAAAACCCTAGAGTCAAAGTTGCATTAACTCTTCTATTACCGTAACGAAGATGTGTCTTTGTACCATCTAACGATTCAAACGTGGTATTTGGATATGTCCCAGGGTTATAACTTCTGGAAGTTGGTTTAACGGTAGGGAATGGTTGTGCTGTTGCCATTAATTAATCCTCTTTAACAATAAACTGTACGTCCCAATTCTGTAGAACAGAAAGATAGCCAGTACTTGCTTCAGTAGGAGCATAGCTACCAGCTACTTCAATCAACCCATCTTCACCATAAGAAATAGTTTCACATTTATAAACTTTGTTTTCTGTTGTTGTGTTTTTAACGGTAAACAAAACACCATTTGGAGCTTGAGAAAGAGTTGAAGGTTGTATGTTGCCTTCCGTTCCAGGCTTCCAATACAAAACATCCTCACTACCAGTCAAGTCATCTTTACTAACAATTGTTCCATCTTCTAATTTTGCACCATTTCTAAAACGAGTTGTATGCGTCACCTCCGAAACTAAACGAAAATAATCACCAGGACTTAAATGTTGAACGTATTGTGGAGCTGTTTTAAATGTAACTCCATGATCAGATAGTCTTCTTAAATTAATAGCGTATTTAGCAAAAGTTATTGCCTGTTCTTGACTAGTACAAAATCCAGATAAATCGAAGGTCTCGATAGGATCTGCAACCGAGCCAGATGTGGATTGAACTAATACAGATTTTGTTTCAGGAAAACCATTTACTGTTTCATGTCTAAATAAAACCGCTGCTCTAAATAATTGTCTTTCTTCTGGGTTTAAAAATGCAACCTGTAAGTCATTGACATTGCCATCAGTAAACAAGCACTTTATATCTGGCTTCCCATTTTTATCTATTTCAAAACTTCCATTAATAGGAACTGTAGGTTTAAGACTAAACTTACCTCCAATAATTGTGAAATCTAGCAAACAATAACTAGCATTTTCAAAAATAAAATCTCTTAAATTTAATTTAGATGAAATAACACCATCCCAAAAGAAGTCATTAGCCTTACAGAATCTAGCGGCATCTTCCATTGAATCCTTGTCAACAGAAACAGCTCCTACTAATTCTCCTGCACCAATTCTTGAACTTGTTAACAAAGCATAAGCAATTTCAGGAAACAAATTAGAAGAACTTGTTCCAGATGTTACTAGTCTTTCTATTTTAATTCCTTGTTTAAAATAAGCAGAAAACTGACTAAAGTTTGTCCATTCTTTTGAACTATTAGCAACTAAACCTGCGTAAGCCAAATCTGTGTATTTAGCCGCAGCAGAATCATTTTCAACTTTAATTATTTCATTTACGAAAGCAATTTGATGTTCTGGTTCGTTTTTATTGCTATTGAAATCTCCTTCGTAGACATTCCAATCTTTTATAACATCATAACGATTTAAGTTTTTCCCTGGGACAGGAAATGATACTTCTCCTACTGTAAAACGTACTTCGAGACTAGTTGGTAAGAGTTGTGTCCCTGAATAAGTAGAAGGAATACGTTCTCCGTGGTCGCTACTTCTATAATCTGATCCTAGATTATTTTGATCTGGTTCCCATTTTGCATGATATTTATCACCCCAGTTTCCATTAGAATCTTTATTTCTATAAACAGTTAAGTTTATGTGTAAACCACTTCCATCACCATCACTTTGAGATCCATCAATAGGTACAGAACTTGGCCCAAAGTAAGGTGTTGGAGTAACAAATTCTTTTTCAAATTTCTCAACATAGAAAAGATAATATTTATTATCAGGATGCCCACCTAAAGCATTTTGAACAGGTTTATACATAATATTGTTATGTATAAAAAATACTTCTCTCCAGTTACCTACTCCAGGGCCAGGATCTCCCCCAGGTGTTTGTCTTGCATCTAATCCACCATTGATAGGATAAAGATTCCAACCATAATGACCTTCTGGAACCCAGATATTTGTACTTGGATCGTTATATTTTATTCTCCAGCCTGAGTCATTTATAATTCCTTTTGAAACCCATGTTTCAACGGCTGCCGTTCCATTAAAATTAGAATCACTTTTCCATTCAGTCTTGTTTTCGTGAGTCACTTTGGAAACAAGACCTCTTTCTATTCTTTCTGATGGCTCAATATTCCAATCTGGATTACTAACATAAAGATCATCGTCTGATATTCTCTGTGCTTCTGTACCTGAAAAAGTAATATTAAAATTTCCTACTCCTGAAATATTGCAAGAAAAATCTTGCATTGTTTTATGTTGTTCATCTGTAACAGGAACAAATAAGTTTACTTGTTTTCCTAAATTTCCACCTCTTGTAAAATAATTGCCAGGATAAGGTTTAAATCTATATTCAAACTGACCTAATTCTTGTTGGATAGATATAGTATTATATTGAAATTCAGGAGAATTACCTCTAACAGCAAACAACCCTGTATGATTACTTGAAATTCCGTTTTTCATGTCATGCCAAGTGTTTTGACCAATCTTTCTTACTTGTAACATGAAGAAAGACATACGATTCAAATATCTATCTACTTGGCCTAATTGAATTTGAGTCCTGTCGTTATAAGCACGATCCAAAGCAGCTTGACCAGGCTGACTATTTACGTTTGCAAAACGCATTTGTTTAAATACTTTTGATTTAATTCCTACTTCAGTAACATTGCAATCTCTGTTATTAGATACAGTTGCAAACGCTACTCTTTGACACGTATAAATATCATGCCCATAATACAAATCACCTTCACCTCTACCATAAGCAGCTCTCAAGCCAACATCTACCCCACTAATTTTTTGATTGAAGAAAATCTCACTTGTATCGCTTAAGCTATATCCTGCTGTTCTTTGAAGATCAACTCTATTATTTTCTCTCGGATCATACCAAAGAGGATTATTACAATGCTTCCCTAAAGTTGCATTTGCAACAGGAATATCAATTTCTCCTTTTTCTATTATTTCAAAATAATAGGCTTTTAGGGTCTGAATATTATAAGGAATAGGATCTGGTACTTTAGTGCATTTCATCAATGCCGTACCAAATAAATATTGCTCACCTTCTACAAATAAAGCGTCTACATTTTCTCGAACAGAAATTGTCATACTGTCAACATCTTCAACTCCATGAGGCGAATAACTAAAAGCATGTTCGTCCCTCTGGTTGTAATCTTGTTGATGCCCAGTCTTGCCGAAATCAGTGTCATAAACTCTTTGAAGAGTATTGCGTTCATCTCCGCCACCCATTCCTCCAACTACTTGATATATAACTTCGTCTCCTACTTCGCCATGTATCGGAGCAGTAGTTGTGCGAGGTCGTACAGCCCCATTACTTGCGGTTACTTTAACAATTCCACATCTGGTAGGCCAATGAGCAAACTCTACCTTTTTCCTTTTTCTCATTAAATCCCATCCAGCTTCTTTGCTATGCCCTCTAACCGTCACACATAATTCATAAGGCAACTTAACTACTTGAGCATTAGGTACAGGTGAATACGCCCCAAAAGTAACTTGAGTTGCAGGGTTTCTTGCTCCACTAAAACCTTTGTTTTTATCTACCTGTCCAACGGCAGGGGTATGAATAATAAAAGGATCGGTATCGTTGCTTTTTAAATTAGATTTTAAGTATCTTTCACTTTTAGAAAATCTTTGACCATTCTTTTTAAAATAAAGTCCAACTTTATGTGAATTAAAAGTATTTAAAAGGCTATCTCCTATTGCAAAACCTTCATAATCTGGATCTGCACCTATTTCGCCTAAAGAAAATAAAGCTAAAACTTTTAATTGTTGATATTTTCCTAAACTTAAAAACTGTGACCAAAGCAATTGACTATTAACTCTTACCCCACCAAAACCTGACTTTTCATCAGTATTAGCAAAAATTAAAGGGATTGCATCACCTAATATTGCTAATTCTTGGATTGAATCAAACGCAGCTTGTGGAGCAAATTTTTTATTACCAATAGAATCAGCAGTTCTTCTCGAACCGCCTTGCTTCATTTCTTTCGGTTTAGGCGTTAAAAGATAAGAAATAGTTGCCGCAACTATCGCTATCCCTATCTGAACTAAAACTGTCTGGCTTATCGTTACTCCAAGAATAGTGACAGGGCCAGCTTGTATATCAGGGATTAATTCATATCCTTTTGGTCTTTGTCCGTTATATGCAGCAGTTGTATCTAAAAAATACCAATATTCATCTTCACTTAAATTTAAAAGCTTACATAGTTCTACTTCCGTTGGTAATAACAGCCTTCTACCATGAGGGCGTTTAGGGGCGACCAAATCACCACCTGGCCTCCTAATGTTTTTTGGTAATTCAGCCATCCTTCCTCGTAAAAAGCTGCCATGCCATAACCATCATCTGATTTGCATAAAGCAATTGCTCCTAGTTTAGGGGGTGAATCAACTCCCCACCTATTTAATTCTTCAAAAAAGATACTATAATCTTTTTTCTTTAATCTCCGATACCAAGAACGCTCTGGATCAGGAGAACTAATACCGTAACTTTTTAAAACTGTTCTACATAAAGAAAGACAATCACCAGCTTTATGCTTTTCAGGATCAGCACCTAAACGATAAGGCAATCCAATTAATTGATGTGGTTTCACCTGTTCTGAAGTGAACCAGTAACAGGTAAATGCCCTACGATCTCTCTTGTTAAAACTCGATCAGGAGCATTAGCTCCAACAGCATCAATAGCTGACGATAAAATCACTTCTATTGTTTCTGGATCGTATGACATAGAAGAAACAAGCCATTGTTCTTCTGTTAATTTTGTTTTTTGCTCAAAAGCTTCTGTCATTAAATAAGTTTCAACTTTAACGTGATATTTTTCTGTAACTGCTTCAACTGCAAACCTCATACTTATTTCACTATTAGCAAGAAGTAAAGAAGAAGTCATATTGTCACCTGATCTATTTCTAGCAGCTCCTTGATAAATAAATGAAAGATAATTATGTGAACTAACTAGACCGTGTTTACTATTTTGAAATTTGTTATATGGGCTAAAAGCTGTTCCCGATTTGTTTGGATTATTACCATCAAACTTAGTAACAGTAATAAAATTAGTTAATGCTACATAACCAGAGCTTGTTGTCATAATCCTATGTTACTCCTTTTACTACGTGAATTTTGAAGACTAGATAATGTTCTAGCTTCTCCAGCTTTAGCACCTCTTGATGTAGCAGTTGCAATGATTTGTCCTACAGCAGATTTAGGAACAAATTCTTCAGAGTTGAAGTTCAATATAGGGCCAGAGTAATTAACAGTAGTAGATCCTCCTGCACCGCCTCCTGCGGATGATTGACCTGTGCCAGGAATTACAGCTTCACCTCTAGCACCTGCTGAGTAGCGTTGCATACTTGCAGCCATCTTTGATGCAGGAATTATGTATTCACTCTCTCCAGCCTCTCCTATTAGTCCAAGAGTAGGCTTTGTAGCCATACCTCCAGTAGAAAAGGGCTTAATGCCATTCCCGAAATAAGCACCTTGAGCTGCGACAGCTACTTTAGGAAGATCGGAAACTGAACCTTTAGTAACACCTCCACCTCCAAATTTCATTCCTCCAATAGCATTTAAAATTGCTTGTTGGAGGATTAGATTTGCTATTTGTTTAGCAATACCAGCTAATGATTCACCTAAAGTTTTAGTTCCATCTATTAATCCTGTAATTGCATTTGTCATACCGTCAGCTATAACATTCTTTATTTGTTTTGTTAATTCAAGCTGTCTCTTATACGAGTCTATTAGTTTATCCTGATCACTTAGACCCTTTAATGCTGTATCTATACTCTTTTGATCTAAATCATTAATATCTATATTAAAAGCTTTTAATTTGTTTTTTAGCTCAACCCTCATCTTTTCTATACGACCAAGCTCTTTACCCCCCTCTATTGTTGCTTTTAATATATTTAATTCATCCATACGTTTCTCCTTTTCATTGCCAAGAAACATATCTGCCCTACTACCGACAGTAGTAATCCCTATAGTTGAATCTTTGTCTGTATCTGAAGTACTTTTCGATGTCATATTCTTTATTCCGCTAACTAATTGAGGAAGGTTAACTTTTCCCGACATAGCCAGCATTATTTGTGTAAAGCCCTTCATCTTTTGAACGTCTATACCATTAATAAATTTAAGTATTCCATTAAGGAGATCTAATATTCCCGTTTCTGTAATTAGATCAGCAAAAACAGCTCCCAATTTAGTCATTACCTTTGCAAATTCATTTGATACACCTTGCATTTTTTCGCCAAATATTTTTAATGTTTGTGTTGCCGCAGCACCTAACTGCTGATTCATCAATCTTGTAGCTTCCGTTAATGCAGCCTGTTTCCCAGACAGAGCTTCTATAGCTCGTAGTCTTGCTCCCTCTGCTGTTCCAGCAATACCTAAAGCTTGTGAAAGTTTTCCTATGTCAGCAGTAAATGGGTTTAATGCTTGTCCAAGTTTTGTTATTGCAGAGACAGCATTTTGTATAGATTGCAGAGCAGCAGTGGCAACAAGACCCCCTGCAAATCCTCCCATTTGACCCCCCATCTTAGTGCCCAAATAGCCACCAGCAAAACCAGCAGCACCGCCCAACGGTCCTTGCCCAAATAACATGGGAAAAGCACCACTAATTAATGCACTCTGTAGAGCACCACTTCCTTTTGAGGTTTTAGTTCCTCTAAAACCAGGAGCATTTTGAAAAGCACCTGGAGCACCTGCCCTCATCTCTGCACTAGGCAGAGCAAGCATCCTTCCTCCTGGTCCTCTTGTATTAAGTTCTTCGGGTGCACCTAAAGCTCCTAATCTTCCCGCTATACCACCAGCACTGTCAGCAAGTTTTCGTAAATTTATTATCTGCTGTAACGTCCTGAGTTCTTCTCTATGAGCAGCCGCCTTTGCTGATCGTATATTCTTACCTACTTTTGCTGATATTCTATTTTGTTTGGCAATATTTTTATTAAGAGTTAGCCTCCTCTTTTCTACATTTAAAGTTGCTTCCTGAACTCTATTTATGTGTTTTGCATGTGTTTGCTGGTCACTGTAATACCTCTTTATACCTCTAGCAGAAGCATTTAAAGTTTTGGAGTCAGGAAGAAGAAAACCTCCTCCTTTTCCCCCTTTTTTGTGCATTTTTTCAATAAGTGTATTTTGCCCTTTAGCTAAAGCTCTTAAACGTAGACCTTGGGTCATTAACGCTTTATTGCCGTTTTTAACTGCTTCTGTTGTATCCTTTGCTCCCTTTGTTATTCCATTAACCGCATTATCAATTTTACTTAGATCTTTTAATCCTCTTACCTTTAAATTTATTAGAGCATCATACGAAGCCACTGTTATTCCACCTAATGATGCCTTAGTTTAATCCTAAACGCCTCGTTTAGCTTTTTTAAGCTCTCTTTCTTGGTCTTCGTTCAATATTTGAAAATACGCACTCCATCCAAGTATTTCTTCTAGCGTCATTTGTCTGACTTCTGCAAGAGACTTCCCTAACTCTTTAGCGATGCCAAATTGAAGCATCAACAAGTTATCTTTACGAAGCTCTGCACTTAGGATTTTGGGTCAATATCCTCTTCTTCATCCTCACTAATGACAGCAAGCATTAGTTTCTGTAAATCAGCATCCCTGACTTCGTTCTTTAGTACATCTATCTCGCCTAAAGCAAATAAACGCTGCCCATTTTCATCTTGAGCCTTTGTCATTAATAAACGTAGTGCAAACTCGTTAGCATCATCTCCTCTTGCTCCTTTTTGTGCTCTTTCTCTTTCTGCCATTGTCAGGGGAGTTACCCACATTTCAAATAACGTTCCATCAGATAGTTCTACTTCTTTTCTTGTGGCCTCTAAGTTTGCTGCCTTTTTTAAACGATCTATTGCTCTCATAAATGTTTTTTGTGATTTAGAACTAGATGCCATAACGGTATTTTATGTGCCATT